GTAGCTCAGCTGGATAGAGCATCTGCCTTCTAAGCAGACGGTCACAGGTTCGAATCCTGTCGGGGGTACAAATTAAGCAATCATGGCAGAATACATTTGCAAGTGCGATAAGAAGCACGAAGAAAACAAGAGCGGAGTCAGTATTAAGTTTGACGGTGACGGAGCCTACCACGACATTAAGTGTCCGTGTGGCAAGCACATGGAGCTGAAGAACCCTAAGTCAGGGGTTGCAAAGCTTGGACGTATGGATCGATTCGGCAGAAGTTTCTGATGTCAACTCTTGTCGACATAGATGGATACGAAGATAAAGGGATTAAGATCGACCCTAACGGTACGGAAGGTGAGGCTATTGAACTCCATGGGATTCTTGTTGTCCTTCCGAAAAAACCAAAGCGATCTGAAATACTCTTCCATGACAAGCCAAAGGCTATGCAGATGTGGGAACGCATTCCTATGCCCAAAGAGCTGCAAATGGTTAGAAGTATGGATGAGTGGTTCGAGAACCCTCCCGAGTTTAGAAAGAAGTTTTCTAGCTACATCGAAAAGGAGTTTCAACGCAGGCGTAACGGTGTTTGGTTTTACAACAATGGCATCCCTACGTATATTACGGGAAGACACTACATGCTCCTCCAATGGTCAAGCATCGATATCGGTGCCCCATACTATCTCTCCTTCCAACGTGAAATCTTCTTACACATGGCTGCGTGCGAAGCTGATCCCCGCTGCGTCGGTCAGCTTTATACTAAGTGTCGCCGTTCTGGCTATACTAATATCTGTAGCTCTGTTCTTGTTGACGAGGCTACGCAAGTTAAAGACAAGCTTCTTGGGATTCAGTCGAAGACTGGTAAAGACTCTCAGGAAAACATTTTCATGAAGAAGGTCGTTCCGATCTTCAAGTCATATCCATTCTTTTTCAAGCCTATCCAAGACGGTACCACGAACCCTCGCATGGAACTGGCCTTCCGTGAACCTTCAAAGCGCATCACGAAGAACAACAAGACGTCATACAAAGGTGACGCTCTGAACACGATCATCAACTGGAAGAACACCACCAACAACGCATACGACGGTGAGAAGCTACACATGCTGTACCTGGACGAGGCGGGTAAATGGGAGAAGCCAGTTGACATACGAGAGGCGTGGCGTATTGAAAGAACCTGCCTCATTGTCGGTAAGAAGATTGTAGGCAAAGCACTGGTGGGTAGCACTGTGAATCCTATGAACAAAGGAGGTAGTGAATACAAGGCTTTGTGGGAGGATAGCAACCCGAACGAAAGGAATGCAAACGGCAGGACTAAGACTGGACTTTACCGTATCTTTGTGCCCGCTTATGAAGCACTTGAAGGATTTTTTGACAAATACGGAGAGCCAGTCATTGATGATCCTGGCAGTCCTGTGGACGGTATTGACGGCGATATTATTGATCAGGGATCGAAGACGTACCTAAGGAACGAGAGAGACAGCCTCAAAAACGATGCTTCAGAACTGAATGAGGTTGTAAGGCAGTTTCCTTTTACAGAAGAAGAGGCCTTCAGGGATAGCATTGAGAGTAGTCTTTTTAATGTCGGTAAGATCTACCAGCAGATCGACCACAACAACAACCTGTTCCCCAACCCAGTAGTTAGAGGTAACTTCATGTGGAAGGAAAAAGACAAAGAGGTCATCTTCTCTCCAGATGCCAATGGTAGGTTCTATATGGCTTGGCAGCCCAAGGCCGCTAATAGGAATAAAGTAGTTGAGGAATATGGCAAGAAGAAACCAGGCAACGTCCACATGGGAGTAGGCGGAGTTGACTCCTATGATCTTGACGCTACTGTAGATGGCAGGGGTTCCAAGGGGGCTATGCACCTCTACAATAAGTTTAACATGGAGGACGTAAGTAACTGTTTTGTAATAGAATACGCTTCTCGTCCAGACCTAGCAAGCATCTTCTACGAGGATGTTTTGATGTGTGCCTTCTATTACGGATACCCGCTCTTGGTGGAGAACAACAAGTATGGGATAGTTAGGTACTTTGAATCTCGTGGGTACGACGGATACCTCATGGATAGGCCTGCCCATTTGTCATCCTCTAGCTCAAAGGTGAACGTCAAGACAAAGGGTATCCCGTCTAACTCACAAGAAGTTATCCAGTCTCACGCACAAGCCATTGAGACATATATACACGATCACGTGGGAGAGAATCCTCAGACAGGCAAGATGGGTAATATGTACTTGAACAGAACGCTGGAGGACTGGATAGGCTACAAGATATCAGATAGAACCAAGTTTGACTTGACAATTAGTTCTGGTCTAGCGCTCCTTGCTGCTCAAAAAGTAAAGACCGAAAAACCCAAGTCAAATTTACAAGAGAAGAAATTCTTTAGGAAGCACAAGATAAAACACTGGCACTCGTAATTTTAGTATATTTGCGATAATGTACGGGGACAACAATACATCTAAGAAAGGATTTCCGAGTCCTCTTGAAACCAGAGAGGTCAAAGAAAACGCTAAGTATGGCCTACAATATGCGAAAGCTATTGAGAGTCAGTGGGGGTCTATCGACAGAGAAAACTCTCTATTCAGAAGAAGAAGAGATACTTTCCTGAAAAACCGATCCTACGCAAACGGCACCCAAGACACCGCGATCTACCGTCAACTCTTGACGAGTATGGACCCCAACAACGGCGACGGCAGCTTCCTCAACCTGGACTTTACTCCAGTGCCTATCCTTCCTAAGTTCGCTAGAATTGTAGTGAACAAGATTCTATCACGAGAACCGTACCCAAACCTGGAAGCTGTCGACCCCTTATCCTCTTCTGAAAAAGATAGAGAAAGGCAGAAAATGGAGGCTCTCATCAAGGCCAAGAAAGATTTGGCTGAGATAAAAGAAAAGACTAATGTAGACGTAGCTAACGTGGATGCTCTTCCCGACTCGCTTGAGGAGGCTGAGATATTCATGGGGAACAACATAAAGTCTTCTTCTGAGATAGCAGCTCAGATTGCTACCGACATGACGCTTCAGTGGAATGACTTCCACGATTCTGTTTACCGCAGATCTGTCAATGACATTGTCAACCTAGGTATGGCTGTTGTAAAAAGAAGCAACGACCCTAACTACGGCATTACCACGCACTATGTAGACCCTATTGATTTCGTCCACAGCGACGTGCAAGACCCTTCGTTTGGAGACATGCTATATGCTGGTCACGTCCGAAGGATGCCCATCCATGAGCTAAAGCGTTTGGCTGGAGATCAACTTACAGAAGAAGATTACAAGTACATCGCTGGAAAGGTAAGATCTAAGTCTGGCAATCGTACTGGTGGAATGAGCCAGTCATCTTATGATTCATCATCTAACAGATCTGATTACGGATATGATGAGTACATGGTTGATGTACTGGAGTTTGAGTTTCTGTCTGTGGACAAGATGGTATTCGAGGAGAAAGAGAGTCAGTACGGTAATACAGGGTTTTACTTCAAAGGAGAAAGCTACAAGGCTCCTTCGAATTCCGTATACAAGAGAGATGTTCACGAGATGCACAATCAGACTGCATACGGAGGCTTCTATGTTATGGGCTGTGATAAGCTGTTCAGCTACGGGTTGAAGACAAACATGCCTAAGAATCTTCACGATCTTTCAAAGACTAACCTTTCATACTCTGCTGTTGCAACAAATATGCAGGATATGATTCCTAAGTCTATGGTTAATAGCTGTATTGGTTTCGCAGACCAGCTTCAGCTGACTCACTTGAAGATTCAACAGGCTGTCGCCAAGGCTAAACCAGACGGTATCATCATTGACGTCGAAGGACTTGAGAATGTCCAGCTCGGTAAAGGAGGTGAGCTTCAGCCACTAGAGCTTCACGACATCTACGAACAGACTGGCGTATTCTACTATAGAAGCAAGAACCCAGAGGGTGGTTTTCAAAACCCGCCGATCCGAGAGATTGGTAATGCAGTTCGAAACATAAATGAGTTTGTTGGGCTGTACAACCACTACTTACGGCTCATCAGAGATGCTACAGGTATCAACGAGGCTATGGATGGTAGCTCTCCGAAGGGAGATGCTTTGGTCGGAGTTAGGCAGCAAGCTATCGCGGCTGGCAACAACGCTATCTACGACATGACTCATGCTTCCATGGTTCTTTTCAAGAAAGTATGTTCCGACATCGTCAAGTGCTTGCAGGTCCTTCCACCAGAGAGTGTCATATACAAAGCGTATACCAACGCGGTTGGTGAAGCTAACATGGAGGTTCTTGCTTCGTTTGAAAACCTTCCGATGTACAACTTTGGCGTAAGGATAGTCAAGGAGATGGAGGACACAGAGAAGCAGTATCTGGAGCAAAACATTCAGGTTGCTCTGGCTCAAAAAGAACTGGACATCGAGGACGCTATTGCAATCAGGCAGTTGAAGGATGTGAACCAAGCGGAGCGGTTGCTGATACTAAGAAGGTCTAAGCGGATCGCTAGGAACCAGCAGATTGCTATGCAGAACTCTCAGCAACAAGCTCAGATTCAGCAGCAGTCAGCGGCTGCTTCTTCTCAAGCTAGACAGCAAGAGATGCAAATGGAGTCTCAAATAGAGGCTCAAAAGATGCAGATGAAAGCTCAGCTAGAAATTCAAATGGAGCAAGTCAAGCATCAGTACCGCAAAGAGATTGAACTCATCAGGGCTCAGGCTACTCTCGGATTTAAGACTGAAGATCAAGAGTTCAAAGAGAAACTCGAAGTCCTTAAGGAGGATCGTAAAGACGACCGAGTTGAGAAACAGGCTGTCGAACAAAGCAAGCTTATCTCTCAGAGAAAGGGAGACCGATCTGAACTCACAGAGGGCACAGAGACTCAGACTGGCGGAGAGCAATCCGTGGACGAAATCGTTAAAAACATCATTCAACAATAATGGCTACAGTTAGCGTAGATATATCGAACAGACTCGACATCATTGCCAAGAAGGGTGATACGTTTGAGCTCAACTTGGAGTTTGGAGTGGCTATGCCTCAGCACGGCACAAACAGCAACGCATTTGAAATGAAGATTGCAACGTCAGATACAGCGAGTCCTGAATCTCTGACTATCATCTACACCAGCTCTACTGGTGATGCCACCAACTCTAAGCTTAAGATCGATTCCACCAATGCTCAAATTGGAGGCTTGTCTCCTGGTTTGTACGTATATGACTTGCAAATCACCGACGCTGAGGGAGTTAGATTTACAGCAGGCGATGTGAAGACGCTCCTCTACGGAACGTTTAAAGTAAACGACGATATCGGAGCCTAATGTCAGTAAAGGTTGTAAATAGCGGCCCAGGGGTTATCAAGGTCTCTGTGGAGACCACTCCTGCAATCAAAGTAACTTCTCCAGAAGTCAGCCCAGTAGAAGTCACTGCTGGCCTTCAAGGAGAGACAGGTCCTCAAGGAGCTACAGGCCCTCAGGGACCAGCTGGCGCTGACGGTGCTGACGGTGCTGACGGTGTTGATGGACAAGGGGTGCCCGCAGGTGGGTCACAGTTTCAGCTTCTAAGGAAGGTAAGCGGAACTGACTACGACACAGAGTGGGATTATGCAGATAGAATTACTCTTGAGGTTAGATTTGATGAGGCAGTATCTAAGGGCGATCCGCTGTACATCACTGGCTTTAACAACGGTCAAAACAGAATCGCCGTTGCCAAGGCTGACGCATCTGATTCATCTAAAATGCCGTCTATTGGATTGGCTTTTGCTGACTATTCTCAGAACGATAATGGTCAGGCCACAGCGATGGGTAGTCTTGATGACGTAAATACACAAGTATCTCCCAACGATTTTCAAGAAGGCGATGTGCTGTACGTCAAGGCTGGAGGTGGTCTCACCAATGTCAAGCCTACTGGAACAAACCTCATTCAGAATGTAGGTAAGGTAGGTAGACGTCAGCAGAATAGCGGAGAGATTGTTGTTATGGCTATCGGTCGATCCAACGACATCCCGAACATTCAAGAAGGATACATTTGGGCTGGTAATTCAAGTGGCGTAGCTACAGCTACAGACACAGCCTATATTGACATTGCTAACAGCAGAGTCGGGATTGGCACCACATCTCCTACGGAGAAGTTGCATATTGCTGGTAAGATTAGACTTAATGATGGGAGCGACAATGTGCTTATTGGGACTTCCTGGGGGTCACTTACTACTGCTTCAAAGACCGTTGCTGTTGGCTATACAGCTCTCAGCTCTCTGACTACGGGAGGCAACAACACAGCAGTGGGTGCCGACGCCCTGTTCACTAACGCAACAGGTAATTACAACACTGCACTCGGCTTTGCCGCTGCCAGGCAGGGCAGTAGATCAAACGACGTATCTCTCGGGTATAGAGCTGGTATCTATGGAATTGGCACATCAGGTAACGTAAGTATTGGCTTTAGAGCTGGTGAGCATGTGAGTGACATAGACAATGTCCTAATAGGAAATCAAGCTGGTTTTGGAGCTTCAGATTCTAACTTTGATCAGACTGTAGCGGTGGGTGCGTTTGCTTTGCAGCAACTTACGACGGGTGCTGATAACGTGGCTGTTGGACACCAAGCTGGAACTGCTCTTACAACTGGAGGTAGTAATGTTCTTATTGGCTATAAAGCAGGGTCAACGCTTACCACTGAATCAAATAAGCTGTACATCGAAAACAGCTCCAGCACTACTCCGCTTATTTACGGAGACTTCGGTAGTAGCACAAGACGTGTAGGTATTGAAGAGTCGTCTCCTATGAGCACCCTTCATGTAAAGGACGAGGCGAGCATAGGTAGGAATGGAGTGGACACAGGCAGACTTATACTTAGAAGTTCTGGCGGCCCTACAATAGAGTTCACTGGAACTGGTGTTGTTGACACTACAACTGGGGGTACTTCAGCTGGTATTAGATTCGAAGATACAAGTGGTTACACTGGTAAGCAGAGGTATGTTGCCTTCGCCTCTGGAACTGCTGGGTTGATCAATATTGAAAGATCTAACCACGCCACAAACATAGGAGGCCTTAAGGTTCAACAGCAGAACAGCCTGGGCACCAACGGGAATGAGATATTTGTTACTGCGGAAACCACTTCATCTATCATTCAGTCTAGAGGGTTTGGTAGTACTGGCCTTGGTCAGGACATTGTATTTAAGATAGGAGGGAACTCTAGCAACTCTAATGATACCGAAACAGAAGTGGTTCGCATAACTGATGCGGCGGCTACATCACCTTATAGTGTAGGCATAGGAACCAACGCTCCAGGCGAAAAGCTTCATGTCGTTGGTCAAATTAAAGTTGACGACGGCGCAAACCCATACACTTTCCCTGCTGCAGACGGCAGCCCTAACCAGGTACTTCAGACGGATGGAAGTGGAGTTCTGACTTTTGTTGATCAGACTACTGATACTGACACAAACATTGGTAACTCAGATCAGACGCTCTCTGCTGAAAGAACAATAGAGATGGGGGGCAACTCCCTCGTTTTTGACAACTCGTCTACTGAGGTGGCTAAGATCTTCCCTCAAGGATACATACAGGCAAAGGGAAGAACCATAGTCAATGGTAACGGTTCGATTGGTGGCCTTATCTCCCTCAAGGACGCAGACAGCTCCAATGGAGTTACACTTCGGTGCCCCACAACCGTAAGCTCAGACTTAACCCTTGTGCTCCCAGATTCTGATGGAAGTTCAGGCGATGTCTTAAAGACGGACGGTAGTGGTAATCTGTCATTCGGTGCAGGCGCGTCTAGAGGTGGTACATACGAATACTCTGGGTACTCCACAGATGTGACGAAGACGGCTACGTTCTATTATCAGTTCCCATCAGCAACAGCTACGTCATCATCAACAGATATGATTAGCGGGTTTGTTGGTCAGGGTATCAGCCACGGTACTTATGGGTCCAATGGAGCACTTACACTTGATGGTTTGTCCTCCACTGATTCTGCTACGTACTCTATTACGGTGAAGGTGACTACAAACACTACCATTGCAATTCAAACGCTCTCTCCAGTTTCAGGACAATTTACTCCATCTACTCAGTTTGCCTTTAGCAGTCCAAGTGAGCAGACCATCACCTTGACTCAGACCACACCCACAGCGTGTTTGAGTCAGGCTGGAAGTCAGTGGGTTTTGGGACTTTTCGTAACATTTTTTGCTGCGGGTAGTATTGATTTTAGAGTTGAAGATTTAAGCATTACGGTTTCATGATTCAGTCAAATCAAATAACACTGTACCTAGACGGCGTGGCTACGCCAATGAAAGATCCTGTCTTTGGTATTGGGCACACTGGTAATCCTGGAGATTCTTTCGAAGATGTCCTAAGTGCTGGTCAACTATCTGCTATTACAGCTACAGCCATAGACTCTGGCTCCACGAGGTCTAGCGTAAATTCTGCATCTAATGTAAAGTTTGTTGTGAGCACTTTTTCTGGTGACGTCGATGTCAACGGAACGGTGGAGCAGATCAATGATGCTTTCGGTGGAAGCCACTACTCTATAGTATTCTTGGTTTCCTGACAATTCGTATATTCGCACCGTTAAACATTAAAATTCAAAAATGGCATACGCATTCGCATCAAAACAATGGACCATCTCAGGTTCTTACGACTTCAGTGACTTCACTTTGCTTAACCCAAAGATCACGCCCATCAACTGCCAGGTTCTTGAGAACGCTGTCCACTTGCAGGTGGAGATCACAGAAAACAACGGTGTGTTTAAGCACTACACAAATGTGACCTACACAACCACTACTGAGAACAACGTCAACGACTTGGTCGACGACATCATGGCTGCTGCATTCCCAACAGCAACAGTCGTAGCGTAATCACCTTACTATACATGAAGACAGGGGCCTAGAGCCCCTTTCTTTGTTTTCGTATATTTGCATTATGAGCAGTCCAAGCGCTATCTCAAAGAGGATCAAGAACATGCTGAAGAAGTATGGACTGAAGGGTGTCAATAAGCCTAAGTCTACACCTAAGCACCCCAAGAAGTCTCACATGGTTCTCGCTAAGGAAGGCAATAAGATTAAGCTCATAAGATTTGGAGAGAAAGGTGCGGACACTGTGACAGAGTCAAACCCAACCCCAGCCAGACGTAAGAAGCGTGCGAGCTTCAAGGCTCGCCATGCTAGAAACATTGCCAAGGGTAAGATGAGTGCAGCGTACTGGGCAAACAAAGTAAAGTGGTAATCAGTACATTTGCAGAAATCAAAACATGCGTAGAAAAATAACCATACCATTAACAACTACTGCTTCTGCACACGTTGCGGAGGATGTCATCTTTTTGCCTACAGAGGTTAAGAATGCAGCTTCTCGTATTGAAGGTGATGTAAGAATTATTTCTGCGTCGTTAATTTCAAAAGGAGACAAGTGCCCATCTGTAGATCTTGTGTTTACAGAGAAGGGTGATGGAACGTTAGCCACCGTCTCCATCGGCGACCCCATCGCTACTGGAGGGCTTGCCCTTAGGCCCAAACTTATCAGCGATCAAATTTGCGGCATCCTCACCCTAGACGAGGTCACCGACGGGAATACTGGCGCTCTCGGAGGAACTTACGTGTCTACAAAATCAAATGTAGACCTCATTCTTTCTACGTCCCTGAAGGGTGCTGAATACCCCAATCCAACAGGCTTTCACGTATTTGGAATCACTAAGACTGCCGTGACGACCACCGCAACAGACGACTTCACACTTATCCTCGATATAGAGTAAACCATGAACAAAGTAATTAGAATATCACCCACAACCCATAACTCATCTGTGGTGGATAACGGATTGTTTTTTGACGTAACCGAGATACCCAATACTACATCTAGGCTTGGTGGAACGGCACTGCTAAAATCAGTAACGTCGATTATCTTTACTGCCGCTGGCCATCCAGAAATGGATTTGATATTCTTTAAGAAAGGAGGTTCTTCTCTAGGTACTCTTGGAGCCGCTCTGGGTGCAGGTGCTGAGACGGCAATAGATAACAATGAACTCATTGGTGTTGTCAGTATGCCAACAGTGCCTGCTGACGGAAGCTCTGACTTAGGTGAGATTTTTGTTTCTAGCAAGCTGAATGTCGATTTGCTTCTGGAGGCTGAAGAAAACAAGCAATCAATTTATGTAGCTGGGGTTGTTAGGGCTGCATACACATCAGATTCAGACACGGAGGTCGCCTTATCTTTTGGTATTGAGCGATGAACGCTGTCAAGACCAACAAAGGCGGGAAGCTTAAGGTGAGCGCAAAGACTATGAATGTGCCGCCACCTGATGGTTATCATTGGATGGAGGAGCGCGGTAGATACTTCTTGATGAAGGGAGACTACAAGCCGCATCCTAACGCTGTAAAAGAAGCAAAGTTCAAGATGGTTTCTCATGGCTAAAACAGCCAAGAAAAAGAACCCGTCTCTATGGAAGAGAATCGTTGCCCGCATCAAAGCTGGCAGCAAAGGCGGTAAGCCTGGACAGTGGTCTGCGCGTAAAGCTCAGCTCGCTGTAGCCGCATACAAAAAGGCAGGCGGAGGATACAAAGGCAAGAAGTCTAAGAGCAACAGCCTCCGCAAATGGACTAAGCAGAAGTGGAGAACGAAGTCGGGGAAGAAGTCCTCAGAAACAGGCGAAAGGTACTTGCCAGAGAAGGCTATCAAAGCCCTCTCTTCTAAGGAGTACGCCGCCACATCACGAGCAAAACGCGCAGGATCTAAGAAGGGCAAGCAGTTCGTGAAGCAACCCAAGCGTATCGCTAAGAAGGTTGCGAAATACAGAAAGTAATTTCGTTATATATTTGCATAAAATTTAATTCATGGAAAATCAAGAAGTTAACGAAACTCCCTCTGTGGAGTTTTTGTCTGATGAGCAAGTCCAAAACATTGACGTCGCTGCAGAGCCTGATTCGTTCACTCCGCCAGATGTCATAGACATAGATGCAGCTCGTGAGGCAGACCAGCAGGAAGCAACGGCGCCTGCTGAGGAGGTTATTGACAATACGGAAAATACACAGCAGAATACACAAACGCAGGAGCCTATTGATGTCGACGCAGAAGTGCTCTCATACCTAAGCGAAAAGCTTGGTCGAGAGTTCAACTCATTCGATGATTTGACTCCTCAGCAGCAAGAAAGCGTGCTTGACGAGCGTGTAGAAGCTATCGCTAAGTTTGTCCAAGAGACAGGCCGTGACCCCCAAGATTGGTTCAGATACCAACAGCTTGATGCGTCCGAAATGGATGACATGACAGCAGTTAGAATCCAAATGGTTGGGGATTATGAAGGCCTGAGTCAGGATGAATTAGATACGCTTCTATCTAGCAAGTACAAGCTCGATCCGAATCTGCATACAGAAGAGGAGGTGAAACTTTCAGCGCTGCAACTGAAGTTGGATGCTCAATCTGCAAGAGAGAAGATCTTGTCTGTTCGAGAAACATACAAGGCTCCTGTCGCAACAGAAAGTGCTGAAGACTTTTCTCCCTTTGATGACCAGTGGATTTCTAATATGCAAAAAGATCTCAATGCCCTAGATGGTGTAGAGTTCGATTTGGGGAATGGTAACTCATTCACCTTTGGATTGACGAATGAATACAAGGGTCAACTTAGTGAGAAGAACACTCGCCTTGACGAGTACTTTGATCCTTACGTGCGTGAGGATGGAAGTTGGGATTATGATATGCTGAACATGCACCGCACTGTGGTTGACAATATCGAAACGATTATACAGTCAGTCTACAAGCAAGGCACGTCAGACGGCCAGCGAGGAATCGTGAACCAAGCAGCAAATATCAGCGCCCAAAGTCCAAATCAAGGAAGCGCCCAACCAGGAGAAAGTTCCCTGGCAGCACAGCTTCGAGCCGCGCTTGGCAGGTAACGATCTCAAAGTTTTTGATTTTTACAACCTACAATAATTAGCTATTATGGCTCTTTCACAACAAACAGGTAGCACAAACTCTGATGTCGGACCAAAGAATTTCGACCTCACACCAGCTACTTACACTACTCTCGGGTCCCTCTTGGACCCCACCAAGCCTGACGTAAGAGAACTCTACGTCGAAACTTTCGGTGATCAAGGCATCACTGGTTTCTTGGATTTGATCGGCGCAAAGAAGACCGCTGGTACTGCTGACGAAGTTCAGTACTACGAAGAAGGTCGCTTGCACAGAACAATTCAGATGACCTACGGCGCCGCAGCCGCAGGTGCGACTTCTGCATTTGTAATCACTCATGTCGACGAAGTTGCTATCGGCTCCGCAGATGCTGATCAGGTTGTCCGTCCTAATGACGTCCTTTTGGATGAGCTCGGAAACAGATTCGTGGTTATCGCACCTGCTTCAGGAGCTGCAACTGGAACAATGAGAGCTCTCGATGACGGAGCAGTTTCCGCTCAGGGCACTGCTGTTCAAGCCAACGTTATCGGTAACATCTACGCTCAGGGTACAGACCAGCCAGGGTTGTTCTACGAGACTGACATTGTCAAGCGCAAGAACCCATTCGTTATCACCAAGGAGACTTTCCACGTCAACGGTTCTCAAGCCACCAACATTGGTTACTTGAAAGTAGACGGTCAGTACAGATGGTTTATGAAGGGTGAGATGGACGCTCGTAAGCGTTTCATGAATCAGCGTGAGGCTATGCTCATGTACTCTCAGCTCGCTACTGACAATAACCTCTCTTTGGCTTCTGGCAGCGTTGCTGGCTCTGAAGGCTACTTCGCAGCTGTCGAAGACAGAGGCATTGTTGCTACTGGTGCTGCTGATGCTGGTATCGGCGCCATGGCTGACATCGACGACATCATCTTGTTGCTCGACAAGCAAGGCGCTCCTAGCGAGTACGCTATGTACACTGACAGAAAGACTTCTTTGAACATTGACGATGTCTTGGCCTCAGGAGTTGCCACACAGGTGACTGCTGGATTGGCTGGTCAGTTCGGTGCGTTTAACAACGACGCTGACATGGCAGTTCGTCTCGGCTTCAAATCTTTCACTCGCGGTGGATACACTTTCCACAAGCACGATTGGAAGATGCTGAATGATCCAACTGTCGGCGGAATCCACTCCTCTACCATTGGTGCTGGTGCTGTTTCTGGCGCTTTGATTCCAATGTCTAACGTTGCTGACGCTCGCACTGGCGTGAAGTCTCCTGCTTTGGAGATGAACTTCAAGGCTGCGAACGGATACAGCCGCGACATTGAGCACTGGGTTGAAGGTGGCGGTGTCCTCGGATACGCTACTAACGGAGAGGACTTGGCTAAGTTCCACTACCGCTCTGAGACCAACTTGGTAACTCGCGCTGCTAACCAGCACGTATTGCTCAAGAGAGGATAATTAATCTGAAGCTATGAGAAGGCCCTTCGGGGCTTTCTCTAACTTCATAATCTTTGAATTATGGCAGATAACATTTTCCCACTGTTTCCGAAAGCGGCTACGCAAACAGAAACAATTACTACTGCAGCTCAAACTCTTGATATTACAGGCAGAGTTGTTACTCTGAATGTGGCAAGCGGCGAGGCTGGCATTGCAACTCTTGGAGAGCTTCCTGTTGGCTTGCTTTTTCAAGTCGTTGCAGGAACTATCGCAGGCGGAGCAACAATCACAATAACCTCTGCAAGCGGAGGTCAAACCGAACTTCTTAACGCCACTGGTGAGAAGGTTCAGTTGATGGTTTCTTCGGCTTCTGGAGATATTACGGTTGTGGCGCCATTGGTTGCCGACACTTCTTCGTAATCTAAATCGGTAACTGAGGGGGAGGAAACGACCTCCCTCTCTTTTATCTTCTTTTTAATTTAATTCTATTACAATGACACAAAAAGTTAAAGGCAGCCGCCCTGCTGCAAAAACAGGGGCCAAGAAAAGCCTCACCAAAATGGGTGGTACGCCTACCCCAGTGAGACCAACACTCCAGCACGTAGAGTATGAGCTCTGCAAGCCTAACGGAGCCATCTTCATGATGCGAAACGCATCTTATGATTACTACGACGAGACTAAAAACGAAGTCAGAAAGGCAAGATACTGTGCCTCAGAGAAATCTATCTTTTCGGATGAACAGGGTGACAACCCAGTAAAGTCTCCAGTAGTTTTCACAAAGAGCAAGTTGTGGGTAAATAGAGAGCAGCCAAACCTCAAGCAGTTTTTGGACATGCACCCAAGGAATGAATCTAATGGAGGTGCTCTTTTCCGCCGAGTTGACTTCGCTAAAAAAGCAGAAGTAAGTATCGACCAAGAACTTCTCGTTGCTGATGCTGTCATCTTGATCCGCACAAAGCCGATCGACGAATTGCTCACAGTAGCAACAGCCTACGGTCTAGATACCGACAGAGACTTTGCTGAGATCAAGCACGATCTGATGGTCAGGGCAAAAAAGAATCCAGAAGGGTTCATGAAGTCCTTTGACGATCCTGCCGTTCGGATGCGAGCCAAAGTGAATAGAGCTGTAGATTATCAGATCCTCAAGGTCTCTGAAGACTCAGTTCGTTGGTTTGATACGAACAGCCTGATCCTCTCAGTTCCAGCTGGTATGGACGGAGTAGACGTAATGGTTCGTCACTTGCTCACAGACAAGGGCTCTGTTGTCGCAGACGAAATCGACAAGCAGTTAAGCTGACTACATACAACCTCCTAGGAAAGGCTCCCTTATAGGGAGCTTTTTCTTTTTGTATATTTGCCTTATGCCAGTAAGTGTAAACGTAGTTTATGGAACACTGAAAAACCTAGTGAATAAGGACCAAAGAGGGTTTGTCAATGTAGACGAATTCAACAGGTTTGCACAGGTAGCTCAGCTCAGAATCTATAACAGACTCTTCGATCAGCTCAAAGATGGGAGCAGGTTAGAACGCGCTGGTTTCGGCCAGGGCAGAGACAAGTCCAAGTTCAAGCAGATCCTAGAAGACCTCGCAGTACTTGCAAAGTCATCAGACATACCTAAAAGCAGTGGTGTGTACGCTCGACCTTCAGACTTATCTAGGGTCATTTCTATATCCACATCGGGTGACTTGCTTCTTGGTCAGACAACCAGAACTCCTGTGGAGATTGTGTACGACGAAGAGAAGATCGAAAGAATTCTAGGCAGCACTTTGAATGCGCCTAGTGAATCATTCCCAGTTGCTTTGGTTACTGGTGACATCGAGGTGTTCCCTGAGTCCATTCAGAAGATCAAGGTTAGATACTACAAGATCCCTCAGAGCTTCACTACGGCTGCAACCCCTGTAAGATCAGACGATCCCCCGACGTTTGCAACGAACACAAACAATGACACTTACAACTCTACCAACAGTAGAGACTTTGAGTTGCCAGAGCATTACACTATGGAATTGGTCTATGAGATAGCGGACCTTATAGGTCTGAACCTTAGAGACACTAACGTGCAGGCGTTCGCTCAAAAGGAGCAAACTGAGAAAAAATCTGAACAATCCTTCTAATGGCTAGAAATTACGTACCACTTCAACAGGTCATAAATGACTTCATGCTTAGCTTGGATGGCAACGACTTCGGTGCTCACGTAGGCGATTCGGCTGTTAGAAACTTTGCACTCAGAGGAGTTAGAGAGCTTGGCTTTGATCTACTCAAAGTAATCAAGTCACTGAAGCTTCCTGTTAATTCTACAAACAACACAGTGGATCTTCCAGACGATTTTGTTGACTGGAGCAAGGTTGGTATTGTAGGTGGAGATGGATTGGTTTATGTGCTTGGAGAAAACAAAAATATAAACTACTCTCAAAAATACTCAGACGTCAACAATGTCAACTATGACGCCGACGGAGACGGACTACTTGATAGAGAGGACGCCAAAGGCGCTACGAGCGGAAACACTGGCGGCACCACAGACGATGGCTTCGGATCGTACATCTTTAGAAACTATGTGTACAGCAACTCTGCTGGACAGCTTTACGGGCATGGAGGTGGCAGGTATCAGGGTGAATTTAGAATGAACCTCGATCAAAATAGGATAGAGATAAAAAGCAACACGGACGTCGGTGAAGTAGTGATCGAATATGTAGCAGACGAAGCTCGCTCATCTAACCCGCAAGTTCATGCTTACGCAGAAGAGGCGTTGATGGCATACATGTACTACAAGATCATCGAAAGAAAAGCCGCCGTTCCAGCCAACGAAAAGGCTCGCGCCAGAGCTGAATACTACAACGAAAGAAGAAAGGCTAACGCTCGCATGAAGTCCTTCACCAAAGAAGAGCTTTTGAGAACAATCAGAAAGAATTACAAGCAAGCACCTAAGGGATGATTCAAAAGATTAAACCTGCAAAGTTTGTTTCAGATAAAGATGAGCGCCTCGTTCTTCCGAACGAGATGATCCTTGCTGAAAACGTTACGGTCTCTGAGAGGGCCGATGGAAGTGCCGCTATCCTTAAGACGATGAAGGGCACCAGTGAGATAGATAAGGCATCTGGAGAAGACACCCCCGCAGCTACTTGGAAGATTGTTGGGAGCATAAGTGACGAGCAGCGAGGCAGAGTGTACGCTTTTGTTTATGACACGGCTGATACGACAGACCAAAGGATCGTTATGTCTATAGATGGCGGTGCTTGGCAAACTGTTTTTAAGGATGCGTATTTGGCTTTTAATGAGATTTACCCAGTCAAAGCTGACCTCATAAACAAAGCTTTCAATCAGGATGGAAACGTTCAGACTGTGATGTACTTCACAGACAACAATAATCCTCCTAGGAAAATAAACATAGACAGGGCGCTTGCTGGGGAGTACGAACCTACCGCTGTAGTAGATGATGATGGCAACCCAGTTACCACGACGCCCATTGACTTAGACTATGCTCTTCTAACCATGAAGGGGGTGCCAAAAAAGATACCTACGTTTTCTTTTTCCAACGATTCTGACTTGTCCACTAACAACTTCAAAAGCGAAACGTTTCAGTTTGCCTGTCAGTTCTTGTACAAAGACGGGGAAGAGTCTGGGATTTCATCTTACTCGGAGCTGGCAGTATCTCCATATATCGTAAGCAAAGGCGATAGCGAAATTACAGCCTCAGCCCTCAATGGCAACGTTTGTTTGGTAGGCATTCCCTGGGATAACGGAACAGACTCGGACACCTACTTCGATGTAAGTAAAGTGAGGCTGCTCGCTAGATCAGAAAACTCTAATCCGTTTTTTGTTATCGACGAGTTTGACCCGAGATCAAATCTAAACAGAGAGATAGGGAGCAGCATAGAAAAAGAAGTGTACAACGCAGATACGGGAACGTACAGATTCTATAATGATGGATACTACCCTAGCGTATCTGATTTGGACACAGGGAAGCTGTTTGATAACGTGCCGCTAAAGGCTAGGGGTCAGACGATAGCATCGAGTAGGCTTATGTACTCTAACTACACCGAGGGTTACCCTAACTTTGACGTATCTCCTCAGGTAGAGCTGGCTGTAAATTACGGATCAGCCCAAGATTTTGGAGGTAGCTACTTGGTAGGAAGCAAAGACAATGTTGTTAGTTTTCCGATCACTAGCGCTTATGCAACTACGACGCTGCGCGATGGCGCAAAAAGAAGAGGTGAGATAAACATAAACCTTGCTGACACTGGGGGCTCTGGTAACGCTCTTAACTGGCCAGGGGCTGAAGCTACCTTAGGGGCTACAATTTTGCCAGAGGGCACAGAGGTTAGGCTCTCTTTCGGGTTTGACACCAAAGGAGAGTACTACACAAGCGGCACCTCACCTGGCGGCGCCACGGATAAATGTTTTGAGTCGCTCAAGGTGGCAAATGCCTCAGGAAACTTCACGATGAAATCAGGAGTTTCTGTAAACTCTAAGTTTAATTCAACGAACTTAAGTCCATCGAAGACTCCTAGGCTGGAAGCAGTATTTACTACGACAGCGGGGCAGTCAGCACAAGATGTATATAACGGATTGAAAGAGAGCTTCGGAAGTAATACTGAAATTACTGTTGACTTTTTAAACGTCGCGCAGGTTATGGAGGTGGTGGAGGTCAACAATAACGCTGGAAAAGACACAAACGCTGACGTTGGTGACACATTTACTCGAACAGCAAATTACAGAGCACATTTTAGATTCCGTTTAGAAGACACGGAAGACGATGCTATATTCAAGATAAGGCCTTACATATATAAGCTTTCCAGGACAAGCGCTGGAACTATATCTACTATGCCTACACCTACTGACACCTCGGTTGGCAATTCATTTTTCGTTAACTCTGGACTTAGCAGCGACCAAACTGTTTTTGAAACTCCTGGCACTCTAGTAATTAGACAGAGACACGATGTGGCTGGCGATGCTGCAGACTACATCGTTAACTCAGAGGTAGAGGCTTTTTCTAACGCGGCTGGGTTCAGCTTTAAGCAAGGCTCTTCTCATGATTTTGGAGTCGTATACTATGACAAGTGGGGGAGATCTAGCTTTGTAAATAAGATAGGCTCTGCCTACGTCAAGCACCCAGCTGAAAGGGGCTCAATAAGGACAGACGATAAAGGAGGTTCTTCAATATCTCTTACCGTAGGTAGTGGGCTAGATAGCTCTATCCCATCATTTGCACATAGCTATCAAGTCGTATACGGTGGATCTCAGTACTCAAACGTGTTTAGTTACGTTACTGGAGGGGCTTATATGCCTATGGAGAATAAAGACTATGGCACGGGCGGCTTCCCCGCAACCGCTGGCCCACAAGCAAGCAACAGGCTTCTTCAAAACGATCACAGGATATTTGTTTCATTGAACACCATAGAGCAACACAAAGACAGCACTGGATCTCCAAGAGATTACTCTTTTACTAAGGGTGATATTCTTAGAGTTATATCGTATAGACCCACTGGAGCCGCAAGAGTTTACCCTAGGGCTAACGATGGTAGCATTATAGAGTTTGAAGTAGTCGGCGTAGAAACGCTAACTCAATCTGGCACTGGTTTTGAAGACGGTGTAGGGAACCCTATTCAGTGGGATCAGTCTACGCCACAAACGCAAGGAAAGTTTCTTGTACTGAGAGCGCCTCGTGTTGATGGGAACTCTCAGGTAAGAGTGGGGGAGCTTGAAGCGAATGAAAGCATTCTTTCCAGCTCAGCTGTTGCAAGCGGAACCGTTAACACTAGCGGAGATACATCTGACACCGTCACGGTGACTAGAGGTGGAGTAAACGTGACAGCAGATGTCGGAGCACCGTCTTTTGATGGTATCACTGTAAGCAGCAATGGATCTTCTTTAGATGCTATTGTAGTTAATGGAGAAGGCTCGGGATTGCTGGCAGGAGATGTTATCACATTCCCTTGCACCACTCAAAGTAGCCTTAACATCACCATCACCCTGGTTTCTGGAGATATAAAAGAAGGGGGCCTCAAGTACGATGGATTTGATTGGTTTAGCATTTCAAAGTTTTGGGATGCTAGACCCCAACTTGACTTAAGCAGTGTCTTGAATGGAAACACGACCCTCACTTACCCAGACAATGTCGCTCCATCAGCTAACAACTACTGGGGCAGAGAAACTGTTGTTGAGATACTCACCCCAAAGAAAACTTCAGACACTCCTGTTTACTATGAGATTGGAGATAGAATAACTCTGTCTTCGTCCTCCCCTAAGCATGGCTCGGCTCTGCAGCTGTCTCAGGGCGATGTCCAAATGAGAGAGGTCTCCTGCAAAGGCCCAGATAGAGCTGAAGCTACATATACGACTTCAGTAGGCAGTCTTTCTGACTGGGTAGATGTAGGAATAGTTCTTGAGAACGAAGCTCCTGGAGAGTTCATAACTGAAAAAGCATGGAGCCAGGGCAGAGTGCATGCAGTTTTTGAAAGAGCAGCCACTATAAACAGATACAACGGGATTACGTTTAGTCAGCCCTATGCTGATGATACATCTGTTCTTGCTCTGTCTGCATTCGTTCCATCTCAAGCAAACTTCTTTGATCTGCCGTCAGAGCATGGAGCCTGTAACTTCTTGGGCATGAGCTCAGATCAGCTTCTGGCCATACAGGAAAATAAAGTTTCTAGACTAGGTATAAACAAAGACGTCCTGGAGACAGGAACTCAGGCTGGCGTTGTGACTATCTCGTCTAAACTTATCAACAACTTAGTGTCTTACTCAGGTGACTTTGGAACTAGCAATCCAGAATCTGTACTGATAAGAGATGGAGTAACGTATTTTGTAGACTCAGAGAGGAGAGCGGTATTGAAGGTAAACAATCAGGGTCTTGAGGTTATTTCAAACAAAGACATTAGCTCTACAGTTGAGGCGCAAATAGCTGCATGGGAAACAGCAACTGGCAAAACCATTGTGAGTGGATTCGATCCAGAGGACAACATTTACTATGTGACTCTATCTCCTCAAGGAGGTTTTGGCGGGTACACTCTCGGTTATGACGAGAAGGGAGGTTTCTGGCAAGGAAACTACACCTTCTACGCTGATAGATACGCAGCCCTAAAAGACAAATTCTTTGCTTTCAAGTCTAGCAACAACACTATTATTCACGAGTTTAAGGACACAACTCTGTCAAACAGATTTTTCAACAGCTCAGGCAGCCCATCTCCTTCTAAGATAAGAGTAGTATTCAACGGTAATCCTTCTATGGTTAAAACATTCCAAGCAATATCAGTTGAAGCTAAAGAAGCTTGGTCTGCAAAAGTTATGGACAGTGACGGCAGGGAATCTGATTCTATTTCTTTCTCAGAAAGAGAAGACGCCTTCTACGGCAGTATAGGGGGCATAAAATCATACCTAAGTACAATAGCCACCGCAGGCGGCGTTGACCTCAATAGACACACCAGTGACTCAAGATATATCCCGTTAGGAACCATAGCTTCAGCTGTAAACTCAGGAGATCAGGGATTCGGAAACGACAAAAGCACGATTGTCCTTGAAAACAGCCTACGTGGTATGTCACTACCCTTGGGATACGAACTGTACTATATCAATTCCAGCGGAGACATGGCAAGTGCTGATTCAAATCTGGCTGAATATGGGCAGACACCAAAGCTAACTTCAGTCGACAGGTCAACCAGTACCGTTGTGTTTGAGCCAGCTTGGGATGGGACACCGAACTCCAACGTCTTGACCAACCCTCCAGTAGGCACAAAGCTTTTTATAGCCAATCCTAACTTAGGGTTGACTTCTGAGCGTATCAGAGATAGGTACGCTGTAGCAGAACTGTCTTTTACGCCTTCGGCTGCAACATCTAGTGACATTGTACTAAGTGGCGAAGAACTATACGCTATCAACGCTCATTTTGTCAACTCACCTCTTAACGACTCATTAGTCGCGCAATAACTATATTTGTAAAATGCTAGAAGTACTGAAGGTAATATGGGATGTGATCTTTCAAGCTCCAGACCCTAACGTAACTTACTTTATTGAACCTGTTACCTTGATGGCTTTGAGCGCAGGGGCTTCAGCTCTTGGAAATTTTTTCAAGGGTCGCAAACAAAAGAAAGCCTTAGAAGCTCAGCAAGATATTGCTCAGCAGCAAATAGCAGCTAGGGAGAAACAAGCACAAGCAGCAGCTAAGCAAGCAGACTCATCAATCGCAGACGCTCTTGCAGAGAGATCTAAGTATGGGCTGCCGCCTAGTTACAATGAGTTGAGGAGTCTTGTTGCGGAGGACCCCATGGCGGACCTTCAGCGAAAGCAGGCTGAAAGAGACCTATCTACCTCTGTTGGCGCACTTAAAGCTGGGGGTGCAAGAGCTTTGCTTGGAGGCTTAAATAAAGTAACCGAGAGTTCAGCAGACAGATTCTCTAAGATCGCAGCAGATGAGTCTGCTAGAAGAAGAGCTGGCTTGCAGACCATAGGTGAAGCAGAATCACGAGTTGCTAGAGACAAGTTTGGTGCAGCTCAGCAAGACCTTGCCTTTGGTAGGCAGCTCAAAGAAGGGGCACTGGCGCAACAAGGCGCTCTCACAGACGCTGAAGCTTCAGCCGCCAGCATGGGTGTACAGGCTGATCTGGCTGGACAGACAGGTGTTATTGACGCGATATCAGGGGGTGTTTCTGATGCTCTCATGTTGGGTGCTCAGTATGGCAACTTCGGTGGTGGAGCTCCTAGCCCCGCTCCAGGCACAATGGCTACTATAACTCCTCCAACTCAAATAAGCACTGGCGTGGATGTAGATAACAGAGGTCTTATGTTGCCGAACATGGCTGAAGGAGGTATGATCCCTGACGACGAGGAAAAAATGATGATCATGGCGATGAAAGGGGCCTTGCTTAGAGGGGAGACTCCTGGAGAGTTTTCGCATGAAAACAACCCGATTGAAATCATGCAGGATGGAGCTAAGATTGGAGAGATGACTGGGGGCGAAGGAATCGTGTCACCTGAAGACATGGGTAAAATGGAACAGCTTGCAGGAAAAGGGAACACGCCTTTGCATAAATTTGTGAAAAGTTGGTTCAAAAAAATCAATAAGCAAAATTCATAATGAGTAGGATTGTAACTAGGTTCGACAGCAGGCTGTCTCAGCCTGTGAGGCTGCCAGACTACAGTCAGCAGATGAAAGATCTCCAAAAAAGCACCCAAGGAATTGGTGACGCCTTCGGAGACTTCGCCAAACAATTTTCTGCACTCAAGTCAACTGAAGCCAAGGCTATGGCCTTGATTCCAGACGCTGACTTCACATCAGACGCTGGCCCAAACTCATTGTTTGTGGATGACGCTAAAGACCTCATGAATAAGATTCAAGGAGGTGTAGACGGAGCGTATAACTTTGCAAATCCTAACGAAGTAGAGAGGTTTAACATGGATGTTGCCAAGCTCAAAAAAGAGATGACCGAGTTTGAGCCCGTGTATGCTGAGGCTGTCAAGGGGCTGCAAAGTCTGGAGCAGCAGCACGATCTGTTCATGAAAGCTGGTGGCGATCCTAAGCAAGCCCCTACCCAAAAGGTTGGTGGTATTGACTACTATAACGCAAAGGCAGGTGCTATTGAGTTTGATCAAACCATAAAGGTTGCCAACGCGCTCAGATACGGGACAACAATTAAAGACCCTAACTCTGGTAAGATTATTCTGACAGACGAGTCGGGTATGAAGGTAGGAGAATACGCCAGCAAGCAAGACTACTTGAAAGAGATTGTTAACTTGTCTAAGCCAGACTTACGACCAGTGCCTGTGGTTGACGGCAAGACCCTTGTTGAAGAAAAGAAGTGGGGGTCATACGACACAGCTACAAAAGCAGAGTCTGCGTTCCTGAACTACGTATTGAACAACCCTGCTATAGCAGATCGAAGAAGAGTAGAGAAACTCGGGTTGTCTGAGCTTGAGCCACAGGGTGCGGAAATGTCTGAAGAGGTAATGGATTTGTTTGAGAAACACCCTAGAACATCTGCTGGGTTTGACAACCTTACACAGCCTCAGTACGACTATGTGCAAGAGATGATGCAGGGGTGGAGAGACTTGCAAGACGTGACTAAACCCAAGAAGACTACCCCGTCAAAATCCTCGTCAAAGCTTGATGGATACCTTGGACAGATCGGCGGCGGAGACTTGACAATCAACACTGGTCTTGGAGATCTTGAGGAGTCTGTGGGGGGCACCTCTGGGTTGGTCGTAAAAGGAAGGGTTGGCCTAGACGGGGGGAAAGAGGGTAGCTTGAAAAAGATCATCTACAACCCTAATGCTCAAGAAGCGGGAGGAAGTGGATTCTCAGTCGTAATCTTTGATGGTGATCAGGATGTGGTGATGCCTTTTGATCCTAAACCAGGAGATCAAGCCAAGGACGCCATAGCTGCGGCGCTTGGCTTGAGTCAAGACGACATGCTTAAATTGCTAAGAGATATCAGGAATAAGGGAGAGTAAGAGAAGATTCATTATCTTTGCTTGAAACCATCTGTTTACCATGAACGAACAGCTTCAAGCACAAATTCAAGACTACCTTTCTAAGGGCAGAAACGCATCGTGGATCGCCAACGAGATGTACTTTGAAAATCCAGAGCTGGATTACGATGAAGTAAAGAACTACGCCAGCGGTCTATCTGAAGAGTCAAAAAAAAAAGATTCAGCAGAACTAGGGGGTCAAACTATAGAGTCTATAACTTCCGTGCCTTCGGCAGAAGATTTGGATTCTTCATCACAGACCCAACCAGCTGATCCAGTATCGCCTCCAGACCTAAGCTTGAAGACGATTGGAGACGAGTTCTCTAATCGATTCGCACAAGACCAAAGCTCCATGTTCTCTGGCATGATGGAGAAAGAGGAGTTTAGCCGAAAGATCAATGAGATCTCGGCAAACCCAGATAAGTCTGATGCTCAGAAGCAAGCAGACATCAACAATCTCTTCCAGTCAGAATCGCGGAAGCAACAGCTCCAGCTCTTACAAAGCTACTCTGATGAGATCAATGAGCGCATTGGCAGTGCTGGCATAGACAAAGAAGACTACGCCAACAAGCTGTACGATAAGTTCGGACTTGCGATTCCTCTTGATGGTGACGACAGATACAATGAGACTACTGGTTTCGGTGGAGGCTGGGTGGATCTCCTTAGGGATAGCTCAATCTCACTAGGCACTGGGGCGATTGATTTTCTTTCTGGACCGATATCTTCTGGAGCTTTGCTCGGGCCATTTGCAACGGCGCCATTGGCTGTTGCTGAAATCTTTGCACCAGAGCAAAAGAAAGCAGTAACCAGAGCGGTTGACCAAGCTTTGGCTGACCTCACTGATGATCTAAGGAATGAGAAAACTCAGTACGGCAGAACGATTACTGAGACCTTAGGCGAAATACCTGAAGGTGAGTTTAACTGGGGTGATGCTGCAGAGCTTTTTTCTAGAGGAGCTCAGACTATCGGAGAGAGCTCTCCGTATATCGTAGCCGCCGCATTCGGCCCGATTGGAAGACTTGTGTCTGGTTCGGTGGCTGCACAGAACACATACATTGACTCAGAAAGGGAGGATTACAACAGGGTTCAAGAGGGCCTTGAGCCAATCTTCGAAGATACTTTTTCTGGTAACTTGGCCAGATCTGGCATGGCAATCGCGGATGGTAGTCTGACTGCTGCTGGAGGCACAATTCAAAGTCGCGTCGCCAGCGTGGGATTTAGAGCTCTCACCAAAAACCCAGCCCTAAAGGAAACAGCTGTCCAGGCATTTAAGAAGTACGTTCTGATGCAGGGCGTGGCTGACCCCATTCTTGAGGGCGGTGTTGAGGCTCTTCAAGAAACGAGCAGGATGGTATTCGAAGATGCTCTAGGTAATGCTGATTATAGCAAATCTGATTACACGGAAAGAGTTCTTGAAAACTTTCTATTGGGTGTTGTATCCACTGGGGCTATTGCCGCGCCAGGAGGTGTAAGAACCACGCTGAGAGCTGGAGCCGAAGTTATTAGGCGCCCACAGGCAGCCGCCAACTCTGTTGTCGAGAAGAACAACATGACGTCTAAGGATCAACAAAACATTGATTCCCTAAACAAGTCTCAGTCGTTTGATAACATGATGTCCAGTGACTTTGATAAGTCAAGAGCGAGGAACAGGGCGGACAATGAGCGTCTCTATCAGATGATCGCGGTTCGTCATCCAGGCACCATGAAGTCTATCAACGACATTGACTTGGCTGTCAGGCAGACACAAATTAAGCACAAGAGAGCAAAAGAAGCTGGCGCTTCAGAGCAAGAGCTTCAGGCTTTTACGGGTGAGATTTTTAACCTTGTCAATCAGAGAGAGAGTCTGATTGCAAAGCACAAAGGCGAAAGCATGGAGCTGACTGCTGAGGAATCTTCAAAGCTTGAAGACGGCAGGATCGCGGTGAAAATGGAGGGCTTGAACGAAGACGTTACTGCTCTTCAGGAAGCACTCAATTCTGCTCAAGAAGATCTCGGTGGGGTGGGCGTAGATCCATCTCAAGTGGATGATCTGTCAGCGAGACTAGAGGCAACTAAACAAGCCAAGAAAGATGCGCTCAGACTAATGGGTGAGGTTGAGGCAAAGAGAAGAGTTCTCAGAGAAGAGCAGGGCGCTTCAGCAACAGAGGCTGGTCCAACCGAAGGTCTCAGTAAGGCAGCTGAAGAGGCATTCGTGGCGGAGCAAAACTTGCGTAACCATCTAGGTATGAGGCCTGTGGCTCCGAAAGCTAAGGCTGATGCAAAACCCAAAGCTCCTGAAGGGGTTAGAGAGGCTACACCAGAGGAGTATGTTAACGCCATGTCTCGTGCCTTCGAGGTGGCTAAAGAAAGAGGCGACAAGAAGTTCTTGCAAGTTACTCAGGTAGATCTTGAGACAGCGCAATCCGTTGTAGATGGAGGCGGGAAGCTGTTCGTGTCTGAGGATGGATCTGCTGGCGCATACGTCAAAGGTGACGGATACATGGGTGGCCTCTTTAAGTCTCCAGATTCTGAGCTCAAGGGTGTGTCTAGACCTCTCCAGCAAGTAAGACGTGAGAATGGAGGTACGTTCTTTGACGCATACGGCACAGACCTGGAGCGTCAGTATGTACAGAACGGGTTCAGACCTGTGGCTAGAGTTCCTTTTAACGAAGAGTATGCCCCAGAAGGATGGAATGATGAAGACTCTCCGCTCAAGGATAAGCCAGACGTAGTGTTCTTTGCTCCTGGAAGGGGTAAGGTCGGAGAAGGTGAGGTCGTGTCAGACTACGATGCTGGTATGGACATCGCATTGCAAAGGGTGGATGAGGTTAAGTCTCGTAAAGCAGAGCAGGTGCCTCAGGCAGAGCCAGTAGCGGAGCCAACCCCAAAGCAAAAAGCAGAACAGCCTCAGAGTGAGTCAGATATCAGAGGTATTCAGGGGCAGTTCGACGAGTACGTAGCAAAAGAAGACGGATCTGCTGGTATTACGTCTATGCCTGGGCTCACAAAGAAAGACGTAAAGCTTGTAAATAAATTCCTTGTTCCTCACCTCAAAGCTATCGCTGGTTCTAAGTATAAGATTGTAGTTCACAACACAAAAGAGTCTGGAGACAAGGCCTCAAGAAAAGGTGGTGATGTCTTGGGATTGATGGTTGAGAATACAGACGGAAGTCTTGAGATCCACCTTAACTCGCAGCGTTTAGCTGAAGCTAGAAAGGCAGGGAAGGACCCACGAGCCGTCATCGCAGAGGAAGTACTGCATGCAGCTGCCATTGGTCCCGCTCTTAGAAAGGCGTTCAAGGATAATCCTCAGGCAGTCTATGATCTTATAGATGGGCTAGAAGAGATTGCCTTGAAGTCTGGAAACCCAGAGCTTGTTGAGCAGGTTAAGGTCAAAGGAGAGCAGTACAGAAAGCAGCGTCAAGCTGGTGAAGGAGAGATCAAAGAAGAGCAAGCTCTTGAGTACCTAACCGAGCTTGTTAACTACGACGCATCTCAACCCAAGCTTCTTGATAAGGTTAGGGTTCTCATTAATAAGTTCTTGAGGGCAACCCTCGGTAAGGATGCTATGCTTATCCAAGACATCTCCCAAGCAGACGTTGTGCTGAAAAAGCTTCAGCGAGCTATCAGAACAGGAGAGGTGTTAAGTGTGAAGTCAGAAGCTCAAGACGTCAACACAGAGAGAGCCGCCTTGTCACCATCTAGACTTCCTGAGTCTACTCCGTTTACAGTTGAGATGATGACCTTCAAGAGAGATATAGAAGGCGGCGAGACTGACGGCAAGCCCATGCAAATGACCTTTAATGGCAAGTGGCAGTTCATCAACTGGTGGAAGTACAAGACCAATATGGGTAAGGGTCGAGGCTTCAGAAGTTACGGCTACTTTAACTTGGTTAAAGAGGATGGGTCTCTGGAGCCTATCAATGCGGATGTCATGAAGAACTGGAAGCTCAAGCCTCCAGTATATCCAGAGCAAAAGGCCCGAATGGAGGAGGAAAGAAAGCTGTCCAAGAGAAGGCTTCTTAATAAGTTTTACGAAACTCTAAACACTGAGCGCAGAAAAGAGCAAGGTCAAGAGCCGTTCATGGGGACTGACTACATCAGTGCTCTTGAAAGGGTTCTCAATGAGATGACTCCAGACGCCGTTGATTACCTCAACGAACAGAAGGAAAGCATTATGCAAAACATGGGGCTCGAAGAAGAGTACCAGTTTGCATGGGAAATTCTTGATAGGTACGCTAACCTCGAAGAGGTAGAGGCTGCGTTCAACAAGATGAACGAGGAGTTTGGGATTGATGACGGTGATGGAATCACAGAGCGTGCTGCAATCTTCACTGTGGATAAGATTGTCTCGACCCCTGATCTTTCGGCTAGACACGAATCTCAGCTGGATAACAAAGCAAAGTACTTATGCTCTGTTGGATCTGGAACATGCGCGGCAAACGACAAGGTCTCCCTTATGCAAATGGAAAGCCACGTTATTAAGGGCATGATCGGTGAAGATCCAACTCTAGATCAGAGTGTCGAGGTGGCAGCGCAAGCTCTGGACGTAGCAAGGCAGCACATCCTTAGAGGCACGGGTATTGACGTAGCAGACCCACTGGGCAACTACAATGAAGGAAAGGATGTGGTCATGAGGGCTGTAAGTCAGGACCCTGACGTAACCATGAGGGCTGTAAGTCAGGACCCTGACGTAACCATGAACCCTAGGTCCTTTGAAATAGTATACGATCTACTGACAGCCTATACCTCAAACGGCTCCAAGATTGATCCAAACTTGAATCTATCCATACAGTTGTTTGCCGCTGGCGTCAAGAGAATGCAAAGCGGAGCCACAGACTTCATTAGCCCAAGAAGAATTTCGGCTATTGCAAAAAGAGAGCAGGAGGGAACACTCGGTTACGTAAGAGGTGACCGAGCCAACACCATGTCTAGTCACCTCAATGACATCAACACAGTTGTAAAGCGCTTTACTAAAGACGGTGTGTTTGATGCGGAGGCATTCAAGAAAGAAGCCATGACAAGGGATCAAGACGGGAAGCTTGCTCTTGCTTCAATAGTGGGTAAGGATGCGGTTAAGCTGTCCGAACTGGCGGCGGGGAATATGGGGGATAAAAATGCAATCCCCAAGGACGGCCACTTCAGAGATCAGTTCAACATATTTAGAGGCCGATTTAACGTCACAGATTTTTCAGATGGACTCGTCATATCAGAAGAGATGAGAACGTCCATTATTGCACGCTTAAATGAGCTAGGAAGTGATGTTAACGCTATGAGTTCTGATGCTGAGTTGTTTGCTGCAGTAAGAAGCCTAAAGGCGTCAGGTGACAACGCTACTGTTGGGGGAGCAAGAAGAGTTTACAATGACCTAGTCGGAAACGAAATCGAAAAGCTCAGGCAGTTCGACAAAGAAACCGACGCAGAGTCTACTGAGTTCGTAAAAAAGGTTGCCAAAAAGATGGGGCTCACACCATTCCAGGTTCAGCAACTCATGTACCATGATGGCATCTACTCTATGAGCAGCTATCAGGGCAACCCGTTCGTTAGCGACTACAAGTCAGCTATGACCAGATCCGCAGAGACAGACTTCTCCTCTGTAAATCTTGACGCGACAGCAGGAGAACAGCTTGCAATTAACTTCGAGGAAGTAGATCCTCAATCTGAGAAAATCATGCCTACTCCAGGAAGAAAGCTTGTCACTAAACAAGAGAAAGCTTCCATCGATGCCTCTGAAAGTCAGCTGTACAGAGATAGAAATCAAGAGGCAGCCACTGCCTTGAAGGTGAGAGGCAATGATGTAAACATGAGTCAACTCATGGTGGATGAAGCTCTGTCTACAGATGCTACATCAAGAAGGATCTTGGCGAAGGGTATAGATGTAGAGACTGGACGTAAGGTTGGAATTAGACTGAACCTGAACGTCATGAAGAACACAGGCGTTCCAGTTCAAACTGTACACGATAAGAGCGCTACTGGGGAGGCCCTGACATACGCGCCAGCGGTGACCGTCAAGAATGCAACACTGAACGTAAACCAGAATGCGAGAGAGAAGATTGTCACGTTCCAAGAGAACAAGTTCCCAATGGCAAGCGTCAATGGCGAATTCGTTGCTTCGGGAACTGACCTTAATTACGACGGGGTTAGAGCCAAGTTCAATCCGTTCCGCCACAATGTATTCGTGGACATGGCTGGTAGACCGATCAAGTCTGCTGAAGAGGCGACCATCATCGGAAGCGATGTGTTCTTGCGAGGCAAGATTGAATACTACGACATGTCAGACCCAGTGCTCGACAGAGGTAGAATCGAGTCGGAAGAATCAAGAGTGAAGAGAACAACTCGCGGACCTAAGTACGACAAGGCTGTTGCTAGATTCGAGGGGTATGCAAAGGGGGTTCTGGGCATGGAGTTCGACTCAAGAGAAAAGCTTGAGGCGGAGTATGACAGCATGGTGATCCCTTCTGAGGTAGCCGCATCAGAGTCTGATGTTGCAAGCAACATGGCTGGAGCTATGGAGCGTGCTGCAATCTCCGTCAACACAAAGAAGAAGATGCGGGATGGAGTGAAGAAGAGAAAAAGCCAGTTCTCACCTGACATCAGATCTAAGATTGTTAAAGATCCTAGAAACTACATAACTCCTCAAAAACTTAAGGAGCTTAAGAAGGACGTTCAAGATCTGACCGACAAGGAGCTTCTTGACATCGTAAACGACGAGCAGCTCGGAGCCATCTCCATGATGAACGATAACCTCTCGGTTCTTGCTCAAGCTGAGCGATTGGCTAGGGCTGTGTCTAGAGGTGAGGCTGACTCAATTCCAGACCTCATTGCTGAGATGGGAGCGATGGGCACCACCGCAGGTAGATTGCTTCGTCACTTCAGAGAGGTGAAGAAGAGCTCTCCTAAGGGGATGGTTGACATCATCACTGCTGCAGTAGAAGAGAAAGGGAACAGCCTCAACCCTGAACGCGAAGCTAAGCTGAAAGATCTTGCAGCCAGAATGTTCCAAGCTCAGGCGGAGGTAGAAGACCTTCAGACCAGAGCGATCAAAGGAGAGAAGGTTAGCAAGGAGCTTGAGGACGCTGTCAAAAGATTGAAGGCGGTGGAGCGTGAGATGGATGCGTTTACAAACGTGGTTATCGAGCGCGGATGGGGTGAACTAGTTGGTCAAGTAGCGCAAGGTAACTTGCTGACAACCATGTCACAAGTAACGAACGTTGTGGCTAACGCAGTCAACTCTGTGTTTGATGTCGGCGTTGACCTGACATCAGCTCCAGTGAAGGCGTTTGCCAACTCGATTGCTAAACTTGCTGGGAAAGAGTATGATGTAGATAGACAAGTCTCTTTGAGCGCGTACTTCTACGCGATGACTCACATGGGTAAGAACATGCTCGATACCATTGATCAGGTTATCACAGGTCAAGACAAAGACACTACCGAGTGGCGTCAGTCTAGAGGCATGATGCCTATGAGATCTCTCATGGCTGCCATCAGCGAGGGAGACATTCCGCCTAGTCAGAGGGCTAAGCTTGCATTCCAGGGGACCTTTGGGGTGCCTGCTGAGGTGATGTTTAGAATGCTTTCTTTCGGTGATACTCCGTTCAGAAAGTACTTTGAAGACAAGAACTTGTACGAGCAGGCTAAGGCTCTGGGTCTTGAAGGTGACGCACTCGCAGACTTCTTGAAGCACCCACCAAGAAAGAACGCTGAGACAGCTAGAACGGCAGGCAGAAGAATTACGTTCCAAGAAGAAACAGGATTCTCAAAGGGTGTTAATGAATCCATCTCATTTATAGAGCAGAAGCTTGGAGCGGCAATGGATGTCTTGCCATACGTAAATGGAGAGCAGACAGCCAAGGCTCTTTTGAGGTTCATGATTCCATTCCGAAGCACACCTGCTAACATCCTCTTGGAGAGCGCAACCTTTGCCTCTCCTGTTGTAGCCGCCGCCAGAGCAGCGTCGGACCTTAACAAGGGAGATCTAGACGAAGCTTCTAGGAACATGGCTAAAGGCATCATCGGAGCAGTTGTCACAGAGACAGCGGTTATGATGCTCGCGGAAGGCATCATGTCTGGCCCAGTTGCTTGGGATGAAGAAGAGGAGAAGAACCTTGCTTACGATCAGTTCCCTCCCACCAGCATCAACATCTCCGCTCTTAAGCGCATGTTGTCTGGAGAAGACCCCACTAAGCAGCCTGACGATGAGTTTGTTAACTACATGAAGATGGGAACTCCAGGAGCTCTCATGGCTGCAGTGGCAGTGGGATACGACAAAGAAGAGCTCAGAGAAAGAGACTACGATGGAGCGATTGATTTCGCCAAGCACATGTTCTCAGACATGGTCGGTCTTGGACCTCTGACTGCGGCAGGATCTATGATGGAGCAAAGCTTCTTGCAGGGTCTTAACGACTTCTTGCAAGTCCTCGCTGGAGGGGATGTAGAGAGATCTGCAGAGAACCTCATGAACAGTGTGGCAAACGTCGCTATGTCGGTTCCGTTCCCAAATCAGTTCAGTGCAATTCACAGGGCTACTCGTGAGTTCATGCCAGACAAGAGAGTCACAAAGGATATGGACATGGGTGAGCGCATGATGAAGAACCTTGAGTACACCATCAAGGAGCGCACGTTTGGAGGGGCTGAGATTCCAATCCGAGTCGACTGGAAGGGTAACCCAATCAAGCAGAACCCAAGAGGTAATGTTGGATGGATGTACCAGCTCTTCGATGTGACTAAGCTCAGACAGGGTGAGGACGACGCAGTATCTCAAGAGATTTACAGGCTCATGGAGTCCACAGGTAACATCTCCAAGGCTGTTTCTACTCCTTCGTTTGCGAAGAAGCGTAAGGTCAGCGTGCCAAACATCAAGAGCAAGAACGAGCGCATGGCATTGAGAATAGCAGGCAAGGACTACAGCTACTTGGACGATCAGAAGTTTGTCGACAGCGGCGTGTACTTCAATACAGAGCAGCTGAACAGACTCATGGCTATCGCAGGTAAGGAGAGATACCAACAACTGGAGATGCTGATCAACAGCGTTGACTACCAGTACATGAGCGACGACGAAAGAGTCGAGGCCATGGATCAGGTTAACGACATGTACAACTCAGTCAAGGAGTACGACGGTAGACAGTTTAAGAACCACACCCTCGCAGTCCTCGATGTAATTCAAGAAATCTATGAGTCAGGAGAACAGCAGGAAGAAGATTAAAGATACGAGACTAGGTAAGTGGCTTAAAGAGAAGGCACCAGGAGTACTCAACACTGTAGGGGGTCTGCTACCAGATAGCGGAGCCCTCGGTGTAGTGAAGAACTTGCTCGACAAGGAGCCAGGCGTAGACCCAGCAGAAGCTAAGGCAATGCTGGACGCAGAGGTTGCTTACCAAAAAGAAGTGTCTAGGAGATGGGAGGCGGACATGAACAGTGACGTGAAGCTCGCAAAACTTATTAGGCCAGTTACTTTGATCTGCCTTATGGTAATGTTTATGGCGACTATGGTATTCGATTCCCTTGATAATCTGCCATTTAACGTAAAAGATAGTTATGTATCTTTGCTTGAAATCCTTATGTTGACAGCTTTCGGCGCTTACTTTGCTGGACGCACTATAGAAAAAGCTAGGAAGTAATGCTTGACAACCTTAGTCATTTTGAGTTTTTGACGGTGGCAGGAGCCCTTGTCATGGGTTGGATTAAATTTCAGTCTGATTACGGCAGGCTAAGCGCTAGGGTTCACGCATTAGAGGCAGACAACAAAGAGTTTAAGGACGACTTCAAGCAGATGCTCAAGGACATTCAAGAGATTAAGTTGTTGCTCGCTAAAAATAAGGTGGAGTGAATCTAGACGACAGCACTAACGTTGGAATAAATATCAAGTGGCTCGTACAGATTGTCGTCGGAGTCGGAGCTGCCGTTACGCTATACTTTACTGTTATGTCTGGACTGTCTCAGCTTGAGATAGAAACCATGCGTCACAATCAAGAGATCGAACTGAACTCAGAGTTTAGGATCAAGTGGCCAAGAGGGGAAATGGGTAGTCTTCCTGATGACGCTGAACAGAACCTTAGGTTGAATCACCTAGAGAGAGACATGGAACAGCTTCAGATACTTGTCGATGAGCTGCGTCAAAAAGACTGCAAGTAAAAAGGGCCGACCGCAATTAAGCAGCCGACCCTAGTAGCGAAGTTCCACAGCAATTATCCCTGTGTAACTCTGCAAATATAAGCACTACGCCTCACACACTGCGCAATTTAAGATATCCCTGCCAACAGCCTGTGCCTGGTTGACACCTCTTTGATAGTAGAGTGTCTTGATGCCCAGCTCCCAAGCCTTAATAACCAGTTGATTGACATCCTTAAGAGGGACCTCGTCGCTGATCATAACGTTAAGGGACTGGCCCTGATCTATATACTTCTGGCGATCGGCAGCTTGCTGTACAACCTCCATCTGTGAGATCTCAGCGAATGTCTTGAACACATCCTTCTCCTCCTTATTCAGGAAGTCTAGATGCTGTACTGATCCGCCCTTCATCATGATATCCTTCCATGTAGCTGCATCATCCTTACCCTTCTCAGCAAGTAGGTCTTTGAGGTATGGGTTCTTGTATGTGAACTTACCCTTAGCCAAGTCCTTTGTGAAGTAGTTAGACTGAAGCGGCTCGATAGACGGAGACACCTGACCGAGGATGAACGATGACGAGGTAGTAGGGGCTACTGCCATGCGTGTGCTGTGACGGAAGCCATAACCCTTAAGCACCTCTGGCTCACCACCCATCAGCGCCAACGCCTGACTCATCTTGTCAGATGCCTCTTGGATGGAGCGGAAGATCGACCTGTTCAAGCTACGTGCCATGACGCTCTCGAATGGGATGCCCTTACTCTGCAAGTACGAATGGTACCCGAGCACTCCGATGCCAATAGACCTGTGCTCTTCAGCAAAGCGAACAGCCTTCTCCATGAACGGGAGATCCTTAGCCTTATCCACGAACTCAGTGTATACTGCGTCAAGGAAAGCTGTCATGATCTGCACAGCATCAGTACCTTTCCATTCATCGTAGTACAACGCATTCATTGATGACAAGCAACACACGAAAGACTTGGTGTCGTCAGTGTACTCCATAATCTCAGCGCACAACTGTGAGTGCTTGATCTCCATCCCTTTATCTACGTAGTAGTCTGGGCGATCTTTGTTCACGTTGTCACGGAAGAAGATGTATGGGTAGCCTGTCTCGCTGCGCTTCTTGTGGATCTTAGCCATGATAGATCGCTTCTCTTGGTCGCCACGAATCATGTCCTTCATCCAGTCGTCACCGATGCACACTGCAAACGACACGTCCTGAATAGGGTGCCCCTCGCTGCGGATCTGCAAGAACTCCTCGATGTCTGGGTGCTCCACATCTAGGTATGCAGCCCAGCTTCCACGACGAACCTTGCCCTGCGAGATGATGTTGGTCGTTGTGTTGAACAACTCCATCATAGACACAGACCCATTGGTCTCCCCGCCTGTGCTGATCTTAGCACCACGAGGACGCAGGTTCCCGAAGTACGTAGCCGTACCCCCACCCACCTTACTCATGGCTCCAATCTCTGCAGCACCACGCAGGATGTCGAACGTATCGTCCTGCACAGCTGTGCCGAAGCACGAGATAGGCAGGCCTTTGTTCTTACCGAAGTTCACCCACACTGGGGTGCTCAAGCTGAACCAGCCACGGCTCATGTAGTCGTAGAATGTATCGGCAAAGTTGTCGAACGCTCCGTCCATTGTCTTCTCAAGGATAGCCTCTGCGTGATCGGCAATCTCTCTCACCCTCTCTTCGACCGTCTGGCCAGGGTCGAGGTAGCCCTTCTCCATAAATTGTCGGGTCTCTTCTGTGACCCAGTAAAATTCTTTCATTAAAACAATTCTTCTGCTGTGAAACTCTTTGTGCTCTTCGCGTAGTCGATTGGCTTCTTGTGGAAGAAGTCAGACAGGGCAGAAGCGTACACCTCCTCATCCATCCATGCTGTCACCTCTAGCTCTTCTTGATTCACAGGGAATTCAAAGGCAAAGCCGATACGACGCATGCTCTCATTCACACGATTCTTCAAGTAGTTGTTTAAGACAGACTCACTAAGAAACTCATTATCAAAGCCTTGCAAGATCCACTTAATTAATCCTTGCTCTGCTTCGAGTGCTACTTGCGCCTCTTCCCAGATACGAGCCTCCAGCTCTGCGTCGAACAACTCGGGGTGCTCAGATCGAATCTGATTAACCAAAGCCATGCCGCCTTCTGCGTGAAGGTTCTCCTCCTTGCTTGTGTACTGCACAACGTTAGCTGTATCCTTGAGCACGGCCCTGAATCGATTGAATCCAAGGATGGTGTAGAACTGACTGAACAGTGACACGTTCTCAGTGAAGAGAGTAAAGAGTATGAGACTGTACAGGAACTGCTTCTTGTCGTCTTCAAATACGCGATCGACGTACTTGTTCAGATAGTTAACGCGGTTCAGTACAGGCTCATTCTCTAAGAGAGTCTTAAACTCGTCCTCCAACCCAAGCTTCGTCAGGATCTCTGAGTAGGCACGGGAGTGGATTACTTCAACACCTCCAAACACAGCCCCCATGTCCGCAATCTCTGGCTTAGGTAGATGCTTACCAATGTTCGACCAGTATGACTTCACTGC